CCGTTACCAGCTTCGACGCCGATATGATCGACCGAATCTCATCGTCGGTATAAACACCGAGCTTCTGAATAATTTCGACCATCGTGTTACCTAATAATGTTAGCGTCCAGTTGAAGTTGTCACGGATGATCTCCGATGCAGTCATACCCTGTCGCTGTTTTAACTGTAAGGCCCGACCACTATCGGATCGGCCTGTCTCGTAACCTTGCAGAGCATCGTTCACACTGGAAATTTCTTTAAGATCAACCGAACTCATTCGGGACAATTCAAAGTGCCCCCTGGATAATTGGTTCGGTTCCAATCGCACAGCCTTGCCGCCACACTTATCTTCTTCAACTATCATGCCCGGCGTAGATCCGAACTTCTCAAGAAACGCTTTATATATTTTATCAACAGATCGTACTATCCAACCGGCATTAGCCGTCTGGTTCATCAGCCTCGTTGCCTGGGTACGGTTTATGTTCTCCTCTCGCTGTGGCGAGATAAGGTTATCGATAACACCGAACTCATAACCCTCGTCCCAATACGGAGTGAACCGATACATGAGCAAACCTTCGACCTCGCCCCAGGGATTGACCCTGTCTTCCAGTAACACACCGCCGCACATGAAACTCTGGTGAACGGTAGTCACTACCTTATGATCCAACCGGAACCGTTCGGGCATATGCTTGACACTCGACTTGGCCTTTGCAACTTCGGCCTTCTTCTTCAGGATCATGGTCTGCTTCGTTTCCTTGTCGGTCCATACCCAGTGAACGTCGAACTCTTTCCACCGGATCTCCTGAATAAAATATTTATACTTACGCTTAACCGTATCGACCTCTGGATCCTCATCATCGTATGCAGAGTTGTCCGTTAAATATGACAACAAACCATTTGGATCTTCCTCTGCGATACTGCCGCTCGCACCCAACGAATCTTTCTTGTCCGGGTACGTCTTGTCGATAATATCTTTGTCCTTCCACTCCTGGTCGATAACGAACTTACCCTTATTTACGTCATACTCTTTGTTCGTTGGATCGACAAGAACATTGAACATCGGTCTGCGGTCCAGTTTCATCGCACCGCCCGGCGTATCCGTCCAGTCAACATCCAACTTGAGATAATCGGTCATATTAATTATGCCCTGGGTAAAGCAGTTCGAGGTCTTGAAGTCACCATACTCGACATCCATCGTATGCTTGAGCAATTCGGAATAAACTGTTGCAATTGCCTCTGATCCGCTACGTCTCGGACGAACACGAAAGTCCTGTTTGTTCTGTCGCTGTGTACCAGCCAGGGTATTGATAATCGGCAAACAGTGATTGATCGTCAAAGGAGTGACACCCTTATTCATCATAGCTTTCCACTCTTTTTCGGTCCAGTGCCCTTGACCACCTCGATAGAAGCCCCTGTTCGTCCTGCCCCTGTCATGGGTTTCTTGTATATTGTTCAATGCGTCCTGGATAAATCCGGCGCATTTGATCTTTATTTCTTCCTCGTCCGTCAACGGTACTTTTTTTGTTTCTGTCTCGTTCATATCGACATTTCCAATATATTTGTCTCTATTCCGGGTTCTCGATCTTCTTTATACGCATCAATTTTCTTGACCTTCGGCTCGACGTACTGCAAACCGTAGATACCCATAACCCAGGTATCGGCCCTGTCCGGTGAACAACCTAACGTCTGTTTAGTTTTTAGTTTCGGTTCTATTTGAAGCTTACCGGAACCGTCCGATAGCTTGAACTTCACCCCGCATATCTGCCGACGCAACTCAACGTCATTCGGGTACAGAACGTCGTAGTTCTTCACTAATTCCCTGACGTACCACCACGCCTCTGCCTTTCTGTTCTTGTATCGTTCCGGTCGAATCCATGCCTTTTCACTGGAAACAAACTTCTGCACGTTCCGGTTACGCCTGGTTAACTCGCCACACACACCCTCGCCAATGCCAATAGAGTCAACGATAAAGTCATTACAATCGTAATCGTGACCGAGCATATCCAACTCAGCACCGATCTTGACCGTATCTCTATGGTTCATATACCGCTGATCTATAATCTCAGTATTCTTTATCACATAAGCGGGGCACTCGTCACCGCCCAACGCAGGATCGCAGGCAATAATACATTTGTTATCCGCAATCGCTTTTTCAACATCCCTCAATTTGTCGAGCATAGCCGAAGTGATAAGAGTAAGTTCTTCCTCGGTAACGAACTTGCACATAAACTCCTGATCGTATAGTGATCTTGGCATTTCCTGCCGGGCAAGTTCCAATTCTGCCTTTGGTATTAACCCCGACGTTTCTGCATCCAGGAGCGAAGTGTACCATTCAGGATTCTCCAGCGCCCATTGCCACATGGTATATGAGAAGTTCTGTCCCTTCGGTGTGAAGATGAAAGATGACCACCGTTTCGGATCCTCGGCAATAATCGGCCTGAATATCTCCGTCCAGACATTCTGCTTCATCATTGACCATTCATCGAAACCAACGCCATTACTATTCTGGCCACGCAAAGAGTCGGGATCGTCAGCACCCACAATATGAAGATATGTATTTAATCTGGGAAAGCGAATAAACAACTCGCTCTCATTCTTCTCCCAGGGTTCCACGTCCTTATCCGGCAGCCACTTGAACAGCATATTCGGATCTCGCCAGATAATCTTCTTGCCCTGTTTGTACGTCGGAGCAACATAAGTATAAACATGATTGAAATGACTCGTCGATTGCCGAATCAAGAGGTTAAGTAACAGCGATGTCTTTCTCGCCCGACGATGCCAAACCAGCATAGAGAATCTCGCAAGCCCTTGATCGAAGGCTTTAAGAAACCGAAACTGCTCACGATGAACAGTGTTCACAAACTCAAGTCTCGGTATCGCTGATTGTCCTTTCGGGAGAATCATCTGGTGGTTTTCCAAAAAATACGATTGTTGGTTTAGATCCTATATCCTCTGTACGTTCGGTAATACCATCGGTCAATGTCGCATAACGATCTCCAAATTGCTTTTCTACCTTGAGTAATTGATCGACGGACATAGACTTGATTGTTTCCTCATGCTCCAGCCGGCGAAGAACTTCTTCCTCGGTCAGCGTTACACCTCGACCGATCCGGGCTATCCGCACCGCACGTTTCGTAGCCATTGCACGACGATACTGGTCAATGTCGTAATCTCGCAGCATACGCCGAAGATTCGACTCGGTTAGTTCGTGATCCCTGGCAATATCGACAAGAGTATCTCCGCTGGCATACCGGGCCATCGCATCGAGAACGATGTTAGTTCTCTCCTGCTCTTTTTCCGATACGCCAAGTTGTTCAGCAGCATTTTTATCTATGCCGTCCATAATGATATATTATATCGGCGTTTTTGATGTCACCAGAATATCACTTTCTCTGTCAGTCGTTCGTCTGCTACTTCCATGTCTTGCTGTCCTTGTCCCAATGCATTGTGATTCCTTGATGTCCGAAAGATTGTTCTAATTTCCTCCACAATCTCCTGGGTGAAATCCGCTTCCACAACTTCGACGTCAGTCTCAACAACCACGCAACCTTGGCACCGAACGTAGAGCAATACCAATCATCATCCTTCTGCGTGTTCCAGGGCCAGGGCCAGAAGAAACCGAAGATACCGGCGAAGTCGTAAGACTTGTGAATCTGGGAGTGACACCATAAAGCAGCTTTCTTTACTTCTCTTTCGTCCAGACCGTCAAACTCAAGTATGACCCATCGTTCCGGGTGCTTGAGAATCTCGCTCGGAAAACCGCATCGAACGCCCGGCCACTTACGGCCCCTGGTCGATGAGGACCATAGGAGACCACGCCCGAAAGAACCAAACTCGTCGCCGTTCTCTCCACTGATGAGATTCGGAAACCAAACCTCAACGTGCGAATATGGCGGTGTTCCCCAGTTACAGGGAAACAACCCGGTCCATGCAGCAATCGCATTGTCCAGGAACTTGCCATCAATCTTTGCCTTGTAAAAACAAAATCTAATCTTCATCGTGATTCCTTTCACTAAACATTGCCATTTGTCCTATCTTCTGCTCTTTAACGGGCACGCCGGTTTCTGCTGCTTTTACTCTACCTAACCCGATATACTCAGGATTCAACTCACAGCCTATGTAATCGCGGCCATGCTTTATTGCTACCTCAGCCACTGTGCCGCTACCCATGAATGGGTCGAATACGATACCACTCTTCGGGCATCCTGCCAATATACAAGGCTCAATCAAATCAGGCGGGAACGTTGCGAAGTGGGCCTCGCTGTACGGCTTGGTAGTTACCGTCCAGACGGAGCGCTTGTTGGCTCCTTTTATTTCATCATATTGCTTTACGTTCTGTTGGCTATACGGGTCGGACATTCGGTGTTTCCCCAGCTTTGGGGCGGACATCTTGCCCATATTCTCCGGCTTGGCTTCTTCCCTTATCGCCTCATTATCATAATAATACTTCTTGTTCTTACTCAGCAGGAATATATACTCGTGCGCCTTTGTGCATCGGTCCGTAACGCTTTCGGGCATGGGGTTCGGCTTGTGCCAGATAATGTCCTGGCGGAGATACCAGCCGTCCGCACGCAGGGCAAAGGCTACCATCCAAGGGATGCCGCAAAGGTCTTTCTCTTTAATCGTGTCGTGGTTATATTTCTTTGAAACGCCTTCTCTATTGAATTTGTCATTCCTTTTTACCAATCCAGTAGACAGTCCATTCCTATCATTTCTTTGAGAGTGGAAATAACTATCCCCTAAATTCAGCCACAGCGTACCCTCCGGTTTCAATACCCGCTTGACCTCGCCAAATACAGCTACCATCTTGGCAACGTATTCTTCGGGTGTTTTCTCAAGGCCAAGTTGACCTTCTACGCCATAGTCACGCAATCCCCAATACGGCGGCGAAGTTACGCAACAATCGATAACACCATCAGGCCAATCCTTCATCAATTCTAAGCAATCTGCACAATGTATCTTGTTTACGTACTTATCTCTAAAATCTTTGTCCATGAATAATGTACACCTCTTTCCCTTTCGGCATCTTTGCGTGACATTTCTTACAAAGCGTTTCTCCATTCTCTACGACAAACCGCAATTCAGGGAAAACAG